AGGCCTTTTTTCATTTCGGTCAGGGCTGGGGAAGTGACCCCGTAAGTCCGCGCCGAAGGGGCCAACAGGCCTCCCGATGCCTGGTCAGCGCCAGGCATGGATTTATGGCGTTCAGTCCGTTTCGAAGGGGCCGGAAGTACAAGCCGCCCTCCTCGCCCAAGATGCCGAGCCGGATTTTTCGGCACAAGGGCCGGGTGGACTACCGCAAGTCCGAGTCGCCCATGAGCCACAAGGCGCTCATGGCCTGGTGGAAGTGGAAACAGCACCAATATGCGCCGCGGGACCTGTTTGGGCTCAATACGAGGGCCTTGGACGCGGTCAGGGAGCCCACAGACGCGGAGCTGAAGGCCATAGAGGCCGAAGGGATTTGAAGGCTGGAGTTCACAACTAGAGAGGTGAACTATGCGGAACAAGTACGGAGGGCCTTGCGCCTTTTGCAAGGTCGAGGTGAAGCCCCAAGCCGGCCAATTGTACATAGGGCCGGATGAGAAGTGGGCGATCGTCTGCGAGGCCCATGCGGGCAAGTTGAAGCCCGAGAAGAAGGCGCGCCCCAGGGCCAAGGCGAATGGCTGGGGTTGGTACCGATAATTTGACTATAGCTCAATCCGAGGCCGGTCGCGGAGTGGTTCAGTCCAGGGAAAGCCAAGGGCTGACCGGCCAAGTGGCTTGTGAACCGGAGTAAGCCAGCGCGTCGCTAACTGGTATCCAGGTCAAGGACCGTCTGGAGCCTAACAATCGGACGATAGAAGGCGGACAGTCCGAATCCGTGAGAGAGCTATTGATCCCGACCCATAGCAACAACCAAGACGCGCCCAAAATGCATAGCGCTCGTCTAAAGCCCGGACTCTATCCATTGAGTCCATATTCAATCTATCCATGTTCACGTTCTCTAGCGTGGACATGGACCTTTTGAGGACAGTATGCCCAAGTCATTGAGGAAATCAGGCAAGGTCTACGTCAAATGGGACTTCCAGAAACAACGCCTCAAGGAAGCCAAGACGTTTAATCAGTCAGACTTGGACCGCAACCTTGTGTATGAACTGGATCAGAGAGATTGGGATAGGCATATGACAGCATCAGTCAGACCTAGAACCCTGGAGTAAGAATATGGGCAAGCATCTGGCACATAGTCGAACACCTCTAGACCAAATTAAACCCCAGGCCATTCGGTATAGTCTCGCCAAGAGAATCGCCATAGCTGAGGATGTCGCCGCTGGGTATTCGTATAGAGATGTTGCCACAAGACATGGCGTTGCCCTCGCTACCATCAATGCCGCTGTCAAAGATCCTCAGATTCAAGATATCATTAACCCCGAAGTGGTCGAGCGTAGACGGAAAACCATGGCGGCTATCTACGAACATCAAGCCGATATGGCACTCTCCACGTTAACCCCTGAACGCTGGGAGAAGGAAAGAGCCCTCAGCGTTATGATAGGAGCTGCCACGGCAACTGATAAGGCAAGGCTCCTGAGAGGCGAGTCTACCGAGAATGTCAGCGTGAAAAGTGTGACGGAAGGGCTAAGTTCAGAACTTGAACTTTTGAAAAAGCGGCGTCAAGAAATCGAGAAAAGTATGGTCATCGACGCTGAGATTGTTACGGATGTTGACGAATTGATGGCTTCTGAAAGTGTTGAGTAGACAAGCCTTTTGAGTGCTAGTTAAGACGCTTCAACGCAATAATATTCAGCGCGTTTGAAAGTGTATGAAGCATAAGGCTATACAAGAGTATGGATGCGTCATACCGTGGGATATCAGAAGTTGATGCGAGAATACGTAACGTTTGTTGATAATGGCTACAGGGGGTGGGGAGGGGAGAAAGCCCCCGGGGGTCAAGGTGAATAAAGATACTTCCCCCTCCCCCATACACGGGCCTAAAACGCGAATCCGTTTTTTGAAAAATGGGTAAAAAGCGAATTGAGGTTAGGATATGCCTTCGTTGACGATACGCCTTGGGACGAAGGGTGACGAATCGAGCTTATCGGTGGAATGGTTTGGGACTGGGTACGTGACGAAGCGGGGATCTTTGGATTTGAAGGTAAGGGAAGAGGGTGGGGTGCGCTTGGTGGACGTGTTTTTGAATGGGGTAAAGGTGGGGGAATTGCGGTGAGGGAGGACTATCAGGAGGCATTGGACGGGATGTTTCCTGAGGGGTACCTGATAATTTATACGTGCCCGGACGGGCAGTTGAGGATGGCGCTGCACAATCCGAGGCAGTACGAGCTGGTGGACCGGTACCATGAAGTATTAAGGCGGGAGTCCGAAGATGCGTGAACTTGAGCAGGCATTTTCATTTTTGGCGTGCCGACATCCTCGATTCTGGCGATGGTTCTATTTGGCGGCGAACGTTTGTCAGTTTTTGGATGGTCGCGGGTGGACGAGATGCGTAAGGAACGACACGAGGTTTAACGGCTGGATTTGATCTGACATTCTGACCTGGCCCGGGCTTATAATCCGGGGGAACACGAGGGCTCAATCCCTCCCAGGCTGACCAACGGTATTGAGGCCGTGGATTCGATAGGTGTGGTGCCTATCGGGTTCACGGCCTTTTTCCGTTGGGAAGGAGAGATGATGAGGAAACTTCTGAAGGGGGTTTTTGGGTTGGCTCTCATGGCGGGGCCGGTTCTGGCCCTGGCCGAGATCGTTTATAAGCCGGCGGGCGGCGGCTCCGGCACGGTTTCCGGAAGCGGTTCCGCCGGGTATATGCCCTATTGGACGGCCGGCTCGACGCTCGGTGACTCCAACCTCTATCAGCCTTCGGTCGGAAAAACTTCGATCAACACGACCGCCAACTACGGCGTGTTGCATGTGGCGACGAACACGGCCTCGGCCCTGAACCTTGTGCTCCAACGGGCGGTGGCGGGGTATGGGAGCTTGGACTTCCCAGACGTGACCTTCTACAGCCAAGCGAACCCCTTGGCGGGCCTGTATGCGAAGCAGGGCGGGTTTGGCGTCGCCGTGGCCAGCGCGGGGGCGCTGGTCGAGAACGTGTTCGTCTCGACCAACGGCAACACGGGCTTCGGCGTCTCCAACCCCACGAGCAAGATCCATGTCTTGGGGACCGTGGCCGCGACCGCCTTCTCCGGCGACGGGTCGGCCCTGACGAACCTCTCGGCCATTGAATCGCCATGGAACCGATCTGGAACCCTGGTCAAGACGACCTCCACGGCGGATTCGGTCGCCATTGGCACGAACACGCTCAACGGGAACACGGCCAAGCTCTACGTGGTGGGGTCGGCCACATTCACCGGGACGGCCTACGCCGCCGGCTTTGAATCGGTGGACTCGGACGGCGACGGGATTCAGCAGCTCTATTTCCCCGGCAACCAGGGGAATGTGCTGATCGGCGGGACGACCGTCTACACCTTCAACGCCTCCTCGATCACGCCCGTCTCGCCCATGTATGTCCGTGAGGACGTCTACCCCATGGTCGTGCAGTACTCGACCAACGCCACGCCCGTGACGACCTCGACCAGCCCCTACTTCGGGTCGGCGTCCTACTCGGGGACGGCGAACGTCAACGCGAACTGGGTGCGCTACCGCTACGTCATCCCGGACGACATCGACACCTCCACCAACGTTGTCCTGAGCTTCTATTTCCGACTCTCGGCCGCCGACACCTCCTCGCACACCTACGTGGCGACCTTCTCGACCTACGCGGCGTCTGCGGCCATGCCGACGACTTCCAACATTACCTCCAACTCCGTGACGCTCCAGTTCACGGCGGACGCCTCGGGCGCCCAGGACGACCTGGAGTATGTGCGCTACACCTCGGCGGCTTGGGGATCGGCCATGACGGCGGGGACGGTCATGTTGATCGACTTGGCCCGGAGCGGGGACGCGACCACGACCGACGTTTCGACCGTGGCGAGCTACGGGATGGACTTGGTCATGAATATCCGAAGGAAGCTGAAGTCGAGCCGATGAAGCTGACCGTGCTTCTGTTGACGTTCCTGCTGCCCGCGTCCGGCTGGGGGGCGTCACCGCGTCGGCACGCGGGGCCGCTCTTGGCCGGATCTTCAGGGGGCGGTGGGGGCGCTCTCACGTTCGATGCGGCCTCGCACGCCGATGGGACTGAGAACGCTTCCTCGCTCACGTTCTCGCATACCACCTCCGGCAGCGAGCGGTTCCTCTTGGTCTGCGTCTCTCACTGGAATAGCGCCACGGTTCGGCAGGTGTCTGGCATCACCTACGGCGGTCAGGCGATGACGCTGGGCCGACGCGAGAAGAACTCCGGCGGCAACGACACGGCGGAGCTGTGGTATCTGAACAACCCCCCATCCGGCGCGAATGACGTCGTCGTGACGATGAGCGGAACGACGAGCGGATGGAAAGCCGGCGCAATGTCGTTCACGGGCGTCAATCAGACAACCCAGCTTGGCGCCTTCACGGGCGCCAACGGCACCGCCACTCCGGCGACGGTCGATGTGGCGAGCGCCTCGGGCGACGTCTGCGTGGATTGCCTTGAGTATTTCGCCGACGCGGCGGCCACTCCGTCCCTAGGCGCCAACCAGACCGAGAACTATTCGGATGAGGCGACCCAGGACGTGTGGGGTGCTTCGAGCCGCGAAACAGCAACCGGAGCGACGACAACGATGAGCTGGACTCTTTCGGCAAACCATGAGTGGGAAATCGTCGGCGTGGCGGTGAAAGACTAATGCGGCGCTTCCTCGGCCTGTTCTTTCTACTGGCATCCACCCAAGCCTTCGGGGCGACCTACTACGTGGACGACGACGGCAATGACACCACCGGCGACGGGTCCACGAGCGCTCCCTATAAGACCCTGGACAAGGTTTGGGCTGTCAACACGTCTCTTCCCCTGGATGTCGTGGTGAAGGATGGCGTTTACAGCTATGCGGGGATGGAATTCGACAACGGCATGGACAAGGGCACGTCCTGGGCCTCCTCTGTCACCATCCGGGCCGAGAATCGTTTCGGTGCTCGTATCACGCTGGACAACGCGCTCGACATGGGCAACGTTAACTCGCTTCTCGCCGAGACAACCTGGTACACGCAGTTCAATGGCTTCATCTTCGACTATCCATCGCAAAAGAACATCACTGGGCACCAGTGGAAATTCTTCAACTGCGGCTTCAAGGGCGGGGAGACGAGCGGGAACAACTCCAACCTGTCCATTGGCACGTCCGATTTCGGGGCGTCGAAGCCGGGCGCGTCCGGGGGCCTCATCGAGGACTGCTACTTCGTGGGCTACTCGACCGGCTCTTCCCGATACCAGATGCTCGCCTATAACGTCCGCGAGTTCATCGCCCGGCGAGTGGTCGGCTGGGTAGGCGACGGGTACACCTGTTCCTCGTGCGGCAATCCGTCGGCCGTCTTCACGATCTACAACTCCGAGAAGACCTGGATCTTGAACCCGGTCGTTCTCGATATTACCTCGCCCCCGGACTTCATGGAGGCCGCTCTTTACTACGTGAACAACGAGAACTCGATCCCCATGAGCGCCAACCAGAGCGGCTTTGAGGGCGGCGTCGTGGTCAACGTGGTCAAGGGGGATGAGTCGGACAACGTCTACGGGATGCGTTTTGAAGGCGGCCGGGACATCTCCTCGGCCACGGTGCGCAACTGCGCCTTCATCGACACGGACAACGGCGGCATCTCCTTCGGCGCGGGGACCGAAGACCGGACCATCCTGGCCGAGAACAATACCCTGGTCCTGGTGTCCACGCGCACCACGGGCATCGACAAGACGGGGCTCGGGGACTACTCTTCGGGCTCGACCGTCATCACCGTCCGGAATACGATCCTGGCCAACTGGCCGACGGCGGCCCTGAACGGGGTGTCGGGGACCTACTTGGATTGTTCGGGCAACGGCGGGTCGGCGTGCGGGGGAACGGGGACGATCACTTCCAACCCGCGGACCAACGGCATGCGCTACTTCACGCGCATCGAGTCGGGGTCCACGCTCAAGACGGCGGGCCTCTCCGGCGGCCAGATCGGGGCCGAGATCGTCAACAAGATCGGGACCTCCGGAACACTCTACGGCGAGACCGGCTGGAACACCCTGACCGCTGACGCCCTCTGGCCCTGGCCGAATGAAACACACATCCGCCAGGAACTTTGCCGGGCGTACTCGACCGACATGTGCGGGACCTCCTACACCCTGACCGAGTGGGTGAACGGCTACGGCTCCTCGCCCTACGCGGCCGATACGTCGAGCCCGACGGCGCCCACGAACGTCTCGACGACGGCCGTGACGAGCTCGGCCATCACCTGGTCCTGGACCGCGGCGACGGACGACGTGGGGGTCAGCGCCTATGAGATCGACGTGGACGACGATTCAGGCTTCGGCTCGCCGGTCTCGGGTTACAACGACCTGAACGTGGGGAACGTGACGAGCTACCAGGTCACGGGCCTCTCTGCCTCGACGGTGTACTACATCCGGGTCCGGGCCAAGGATGCGGCCGGGAACACCGGCTCCAACAGCTCGACCGGCAACGGCGCGACGAGTGCCGCGGCCGGCGCGACTGGCGGCGCCGGAACCCGGGGCGCACGACTGCGCGGTGGGGCGGGAATCAGATAAGGAGGCGCTATGCGAATTAAGGCAGCGATTTTTGGCGGATTTTTGTTGGCCGGCTGCTCCGGGAAATCGGTCCCGGTCACGCCAAAAATTGATTATCAAGCTCTGTTTGAGGAGAAATCTTCCGATTACAGAGAGCTGGAAATGAACTATCGCCAGCTTTGGGACAAGTACCAAAGCCTTAAAGACATCTTTGAATCAGCCTGGAGCGCTCAGCGCTCCTTCAATCCGGAGGGCAAGTAATGAAACTCATTCTGACCATCGCGCTAGTGGGGTTGTCCGCGCTTAACTCTTACGCAGCTCAACCCAAAGTGGCTTATGCGTTCGAAACCTTGACCGTTGATACGTCCACACGAACGCTGACAAGTGCGTATTTGACGCGGCTGTCTTCGCCCGGTCCGTCGATTAATCCCGATACGTCGGCGTTTATGACCGTTGAAACCGCGACTCTGCGCTGGACCATTAACGGAAGCTCTCCCACGAGCACGTCCGGCCACAAAGCGACGGATGGGGATACCATTTCCATCACGGGGTATGACAACCTGCGTAACTTTCGCTTCCTGAAAGTTAGCGGTTCTGATGGTAGTCTCCAGGTCACTTACGAGAGATAATGCCTCAAATCCAGGCTGACCCATCGTCCTCGCTGAAACGGCGGCTGAATAAGCCGGTCAGCCGTATGTCCGTTGAGGAAAAAAAGCGTCTCCTAGAGGAAATCCGGGAGATGGAACGTGACACCATGGAACGGATCGAGCAAGCAAAAGCAGCGGACCCCTTCTGGTTTTTTGAGCCATCGGATGGAACGGTCACGCCCGAGGGAATGGCGCTTCTACGGCGGCATCTGAAGGAAGAGGACATTCCGCAGCGGTTTGACGGTCAGCTGGACGTGTTTAAGAGTGAGTCTCACATGGTGGGAGAGTCCGGAGGAAACCAGGCGGGCAAGTCCCTTGTCATGACGATCCGGCGCCTGATCTTGGCGACCGGGGCCATTCCCAACGCACTCAAGGGAATTTTCCCAGAGCACATCATTTTGAAGAAGCGGCCCCGACATTACCGAACGGTGGGCGTGGACCTCATCAATGGACTTGAGAAGAACGTCATTCCGAAATACAAGGAATGGGTTCCGCGCGATTATCTGATCGACCGTTCCTGGGAAAAGTCATTTGCGGCAAAGAGCAATACATTGACTCTCATCGATCCGAAGGACAAGGGGCTGATTTCGACCATTGAGTTTATGTCCAACAAGGCCGATGAGATGAGTCATCAGGGGCCGCCCATGGACGGGATTGATTTCGACGAGGAACCGGATTACCGGATTTACAAAGAGAACCTGGTCCGCCTCGTGACGGCTTTGCGGATGGACATGCAATTTGGATGGACGCCGACGGGTGGGCTCAGCTGGAGCTATCACGTCCTTTGCAACAAGGCCAACGACGACCACGGCAACAAGATCCAGTGGTTTAAGCTCAGTTCCGTCACAAACAAGCGGGCCAATCTGTCCATCGTCGAGGAGATTCTGAAGGACATCACGAGCTACCAGGAAAAGAAGATGCGTATCCTCGGCGACTACGTTTCATTGACGGGTCTGATTTATGGAAATTTGTTCGATCCTCAAATTCATTTGATCGAACCGTTTCCGATAAATTATCAGGATTTCGTCGTCTATCGGGGTTTGGACCCGCACACGTCCAAGCCGACGGTTTGTGTCGAGAGCGCTTTCGACCGCGAAGGGAATGAATATGTTTGCGGGTTATATCAGCGGGCAGCGGATACCGAGGACATTAAAGCGGACCTTGCCCGTAGGGCGCAGGAGCGGAACTATCGGTTGGGCTGGACGCGGTGCGACAGGTCCGCGAACTCGACGAACCATGCCTTAGGCGACCGCAATATTTATCTCGAACTGAAGCGCGGCAAGAACGCAATCCCGGCGCTCTTTGAATCGCAGAAGTTCACGGGCTCCATTCATGCCGGCGTAGACGTGATTAAGCAGAGACTCAAGATTAATCCGCTAACGGGTAAACCGAGTCTTTTCATTTTCAATACGCCCGAGATGAAACCTCTTATCCAGGCTTTCAGGACGATGGAACGAGATACTTACCAAAACGAGGAGAAGAAGGGCATGAAAGACAAGATCAATGAAGGCCCGCATGATGCTCACGCCGCGTTTCGGTATATCCACCAGTCGGTTACGAACTGGTTCCCCGCCGTCCAATATACACCGGAGTACGAGCCGGTTTCAGAAGTGACGGGCTACTGACATGGCGACGGGAGTTATGGACTTGGATAACGATAAGAAGGAGCCCCGGGGCGATTTCGCTGAAGACTTGGCGCTTCTTAAAAAGAATAAAGACCAGTCCGAGAAGGACCGGCAAAGCTACGAGGCTCGTTGGGCTAAGAACCTTAGATTGGTCAAAGGTATTTGGGGTGAAGACGAGAAGACGCGGTCCCAGGTGCGCGGGCGCTCCAAGATTTTCTTTCGTAAGGGCTGGTCTAACAACGTCCGGCTCTTGGCGTCTTTCTATAACGCTTTTCTTCGTGAATTGGACAACTTCAAGATCGAAGGGCGAGGTCCTGAGGACAGCTTCAAGGCCAAAGTTCTTCAGTTCATGACGGAATACCGTCGCGACTACATGATGCGGCGGCAGGGTTTCTTCATGAAGATGATCCATGGGTTCCTCGACATCCTTGAGTGCGGCGTGGCGCCCGCGATCATGTATTGGAATTACGACGGGGAGACGGACGAGCCTTGCTTTGATTCGTTCCCGCCCGAGCAGGTGTATCCCGATTTCGCGGCCAGCACGAAAGACAAGATGCGGTATATCTACTTCGAGAGCTATTTGTCGAAGGAAGAGATGGAAGAGATGGGCCTAAGCAACATCGAGAACGGGACGCCCGTGAAGGCTCCTTACAACCAGGTCCGCGCCGCCCGGAATTACAACACACGCGATCCGCTTCAGAATCCTGGTGAGAATGAGTACCCGACGCCCGGCCGCTACAACAACGGGGAAGTCAAAGGCGGTGAAACGGGCAAGTACCGCGTTTTTCAATGCTTTTACCGGCAGGGGAAAGAGATTCGCTACTGCGTCACCAATGGCGACATGAGCGCGTACCACAAGAAGCCGCGCAAGAGTCCCTACGGCGACCGTATTCCGGCGGTTCTTGGCATCTGTCTCCCCGTCGCGCACAAGCTCTTTGGCGAGGGGTTCCCGGAAGTTTGGGAGGGGCCGCAGGAGTCCTATAACGATACTTTAAACCGTCGGAAGGACAATGTGGCGCTCGCCATGAACAAGCATACGTTTGTCTCCCGGTTTGGGAATGTGGACTTGCAGAGTCTCATTAATTCTCGCGCGGGCGCGTACACGCTTATGGACGACGTGACGGCGGTCAAAGAGAGGGACATTAACGACGTGACGCAGAGCGCCTATCTGGAAGCCCAGGTTGATGACGCTATGATGCAGGAGCTTTCCGCCGTCACGGACATCAAGAACGGCATGAGCCGGAATGAAAAAGCAACCACGGCCAGCATAAATCTTCAGGAGTCCAACGCCAAAATTGACCTTTTTATTGCCATCGTGGCAGAGACGTATGTTCGGGAAATCTTCTCTCTCTTGGCCTTCATGATCCAGCGTTTTGAAACGGATGAGACGATCTACCGAGTTGCCAACGAACGGTTTCGGGAAAAGACCGGGATCAATCTCTCTTACGACATCTATGAGATCGATGACTTTGAGGCGGACTGCATCGTAAACGTGGGGGCGGGAACAGTGGGACGTGAGGTGGAAATACGCAACGGTCTTATGGTCATGGACCGGATGATTATGTCCAATCAAGCGGCTATCGCGCTCCTCTCATCCGGCGCGGTTCCTCCTTCGGGTCTTAAGATGTTCGATATGACGGCGGTCGTGGAGGACCTTTTGCCCAAGTTCGGGAAACGCGACGTTCAGCGCTACATCATGAACGTCCCGCCGCCGCCCCCAGAGTCAGGGGGAACTGGCGATCCCGGCGCTCAGGGACCGCGGGGGTCCATGCAGCCTCAGGTGGGCGATCTCCTGAGCCCGGCGAATGACTTGCAACGTGGGGGCGCGGGTGGAATCTAAGGATTTAGACCTTAACTACGAAGAGATGGACGATATCGCTCTTTTGGATGCTTTGGAGAATTCGTCTGAAGTCCGGGATATCGTTGTCCGGCCCGGATGGAAGATCATAGACGCGGCCTGCAAAAGAACGGCGGCGCGCGCGCGGAAGGCTTTGGAAGATGCGGACCCGGAGAACAAGACTTATGTCATTCAGTTGCAGCAGATAGTCAAACTCTACGGGAACGTCATTCATAGCCTTATCAGCACCTATAAGCAAGAAGGCGAGTTGGCTTTCGGCGAGGCCAAAAAGAGAGGGCTTCTAGACCGCATATTCGGCTGAGAAGCCGTACAGATTTACCGGGTGGGCTGATCCCCCTTTAGGAGCCTAAATCTCCACCGGCACTATCGACCATTAGGGGTCGTGAACTCACGGGCAACCGTGGGCTTCACGACCCCTTTTTTGTCGCTACAGATTTCGTGCCGCCATCCACGTAAAAAGGGCTTCGGGACTCCCCCGATAAGGAGAATGCAATGCCTGACGATAAGAAACAGGAAGTCGCGGACCCTGCCCGCGCCGCCATCTACGAGCAGTTCGAGAAGTCGCAGCAGCCGCTGGCGGAGGAGAAGCCGCCCGTAGAGGAGAAGAAGGAAGAGCAGCCGATTTCGGCCGCCCCCGCCGACAAGGGGGCTTCGGAATCTCACCCCGTCAAAGGAGAGGAAACGTCCAAGAAAGAGGGCGTGGATGAGGCCAAGCCGGATGAAACCGGCAAGGTTGAGATGGTTCCCCATGCGGCTCTGCATGAGGAGCGGATCAAGAGGCAGGAAGCGGAAAAGCGGGAGAAAGAGTCTGCGGCCAGGATCAAAATCCTGGAAGAGCAGCAGGCCGTCCTTCTCAACGACCTCAAGAAGTCCATGGAGCGCCCGAGTGACGACCCGGGCGAGACGGACTTAGATAAGGTCATCCGTCAGCAGTCCGAGGAAATCAAAACGCTCAAGGCTTCCATTGAAGCCTTGAAAACGGGCGATTCCAAGAGGGCGGATTGGGAGCGTCAGGAAAGGGAGCGCAAAGAGGCGGAAGGCCGTGAGGCCACGCTGGGCCAGATAGACACGGACTTGGCGAAAGCCGGGTTTCCGGGGTTTAACAGGTTCCGTCCTCTTGTCGCTGCCGAGTTGGACAAACTTATCCAAAAGGATGAAGCCAACAAGCACCTGAACACTCCGGAAGGGCTCAAAAAGATATACCGCGAGAGCGTGTTCCCAAGTGTCCGGGAACTCTTCATCAAGCAAAAGATGGAAGAGAAGAAGGACGCGAAAAAGGACGTTGCTCTCATTGGTTCCCCCGGTTCCGCTCCTGCCAAGGAAGACAGTCCCGATAAGCCCTGGACCATGGATGATTACCTCAAAATGCGTCGAGGGCAGGGAAAGTAAGGGAGATTAATTATGCCTGGAATGCTCTGGTCTACCCAAAGCGGGTATCTGACCAACAACAAGCTGAACAAGCTGATTCAGTACGAGGCGCAGCCGCTCCTCAAGTACCGTCAGTTCGTGTCTCTGAAGGAAGCCTTTGGCAAGCAGGTGGGCGAGACGGTCAACTGGCTTCGCGTGGCGAACGTCAGCACCATCGGCGGCAAGCTGGTCGAAACCGCGACCATGAACGAGACGCAGCAGTCCCTCAGCTGGGGCACGCTGACCGTCACGGAGTACGGGAATGCGATTCCCTTCACGCACAAAATTGAGGCCTTGTCTCAGTTCGACGTGGAAGAGATCATCCGTTCCGGTCTCATGGACGACATGGTGAAGGTGATGGACGGTGAGGTTGAGCGTCAGTTCAATTCGACCCTCCTCCGCTACGTCGGCACCTCCGCCAGCGGCTACGCCCTGACCACCAACGGCACGGCAACCGCGACCAACACGTCTGCGCTCAACCTGTATCACGTCAAGAACATCGTGGATGAACTCCGTCGGCGCAATGTCCCCGGCTATTCCCAGGCGGGCGGCGATTACGTCTGCATCGGGTCCCCCACGGCGCTTCGCGGCGTGAAGGACGCGCTTGAGTCCATCAATCAGTACACGGACTCGGGCGTCAACAAGGTGTGGAACGGCGAGATCGGCCGATACTACGGGGTTCGGTTCGTGGAGGATACGTTCGCGTCCCTCTACACCTACAACTCCACGGCTCGGACGACCTCTGCCAAGACCTGGCCCGGCACGCTGTCTCTGGACGCCTACTTCTTCGGACAGGGTACCGTCCGTGAAGCCGTGGTGGAGCCCGAGCACGTCCGGATGAAGGTTGAGACGGACTACGGTCGGTCCAAGGGCATTGGCTGGTACTTCATCGGCGGTTGGAAGATCGACCGCGAGGACGCCACCAACGCCCGCATCATCAAGTGGGACAGCGCAGTCGCTTAATCCAGGGAAAGGAGAAAACCAATGGCTGATTCTTACAAGTACGACGACGCGAGGTTTCACACTCGCCAGCAGATGGTAGTGGGCGCTTCGACCGGTGTCTCCGTTCCGGGGACGGCGGCTTCGGATACGGAGCTTTTCCGTATTCCGATTACGGACGCTTGCACCATCGACAAGATCCGCATTGTCGCCATGACCGGCGGCACGGCGGCGGGACCTACGCTGAAGTTCGGGAAATCGCTTGCGGGGACGGGTTCGGTGTCGCAGTTCGGCACCAACGCCTTCGGCACCAACGCCAACAATGCGGCGTTCAGCGTGTCGCCCACAAGCACGGACTTCGCGGCGGGAGACCACTTGGTCATTACGAACGGGGCGGGGACGGCAGCGTCCACCCCGAAGGTGATTATCAATGTGGGCTGGGTGGAGGACTTCCCGGGTTAATTAAGGGGACGGTGAGGGTGGGGGGCCGAAAGGCCCCCTGCCCAATCCGTTTTTCTCATGAAACAAAAGCTTCTACTAATCGGGTATCGCGCCTACGGGGATTGGATATACACACTCCCCGCCATCAACGAATTGCTCAAGGTCTATGACATCCATCTTGAGATCAATATCAAAGGGCACGAACTCTTTCACGGAGATCCCCGGTTCACGGGAATCACCGTGTGCGAGTTCGAACGGTACCCGGAAGATCAGATTGAACGATTGATTAAGGAGCGCCAAGAGAGGTTGATTGCCGACTTAAAGCCTGACCGTGTTTTAAACATCAACGGGACGCTCGAAGTTCAATGCATCGCGGAGCGCTTCCAAGACGAGTTTCATCTGCCGGTCATCGAGCGTCAACGGATATTTGGGGGAAGGAACTTCTATGAAGCGGTTTTCGAAAGATGCGGACTTCCGATCCCCGAGACGATGGAACTTGAGGGTCTTTACTTCACGCCGGAGCAGTTGGAATGGGCGGACCGCTGGCGCGAGCGGCACAAAGACCAGTTCGTCGTCATCGTTCCCTTCGCCGGGAGCCGATGCCACAAGGTCTATCATGAGATGCCCCGACTGACCCGAGAGATACTTGAGAGGCATCCGGACGCCTTTATCTATCTGGCCGGAGATGCTGGTCTCACAAAGGCTACCTGGAAGCACGAGCGTATCAGACATACCTGCAATACCCCGATTAAGCAAGTCATCCTCATGACTAAGCAAGCGGACATGGTGATAGGCGGAGAAACGGGTCTTATGGTTGCGGCAGGGATGTGGGGAACGCCCAAGGTCATGCTCTGCACGGCATCGAGTATCTTTCAGACGACGAAGTACCACAAGAACGATTTCTCGATGCAGGCGAAAATCGGTTGCTCTCCCTGCCACAGGGCCATACATACGGCAGAGGATTGCGAGAGCATGGTCTACGACGACAAGGGAGAGGCCCTGTACCCCGCCTGCGTCAAACGGTTCGATTACGACGAAATCTTACAGAAGGTGGATCATGTACACGAATATTTACGACGCCGCATACCATCGCCGGTTTGCTGAAAGAGCCAACACGGAGATCGGGCGGCGTATTTACGCCTCCCGGTGGGCGCTTATCGAGAAGCATTGCCATGGTAATTTGACCCTTCTGGACTACGGGTGCGCCTCCGGCGCGTTCCATCTTTCAACTCGGAACGGGTACAAGGCTTTCGGCTATGACGTGAACCCGCATTGCGGATTTACAGAAATCCCGACTGAGAAGATCGACATTCTGACGATGTGGGATGTCATTGAACATCTGCCGGACCCCGTCGCCGCGCTGAAGAAGATCGATGCCGAGTGGGTCTTTCTTTCCACGCCGAATCTAGAGTCAGTCCGTGGTGATATCCGCCAGTGGCGGCATTATAGGCCCTACGAGCATATCCATTACTTTGATCTGCCGAGCCTGACCGTCATTCTGGATCATGCCGGTTACAAGATACTCGACCACAACTACGAGGAAGGGGAAATCCGTGACCCTGAGAATCCCCACGCGATTATAACGCTCGCATGCAAAAGAAAGTCTTAATTATCCGGCTGGGCGCGTTCGGAGACGTGGTCATGACCTCCCCTCTCTTCCGTCTTTATAAAGAGGCGGGTTGGCACACGACCGCGAACGTGAATCCGCGCGGGAAGGCCGTCCTTGAACATAACCCGCATGTGGACGACATTCTCTTACATGAAGACGATTCCGTACCGAATGAGAAGTTGGATGAACACTGGGCAAATCTCGCTAAAGGGTATGACCGAGTGGTCAACTTGAGCGGGTCCATTGAAAAGGGCCTTTTAAAGACGAAGGCAGACGAAGAGTATATTTGGCCCAAGCTGAAACGGCACCTGGCTTGTGACGTGAACTATTACGACCGGACACTTGAAATCGGCGGGTTCGTGGGAATGAAAGGGCTGAACGGCGAACTCTTCTTTAGTCCTGAGGAAGAGCGATGGGGGCGCATGATTCGTGAACAACATGCCCGGCGGTTCCTTGTCCTCTGGTCTCTGTCGGGGTCTTCCGTCCACAAATCGTATCCATACGCGGAACTTGTGGCAAAAGCCTTTCTTGACCAGCATTCGGACGCGGTCTTTTTTACAGTGGGCGAGCAGCTTTGCCGTCTTCTGGAGTTCGATCATCCCCACGCGAAGAGACGTTCTGGCGTCTGGGGAATCCGGAAGTCATTCATTATGACCAAGTATTCAGACCTCGTCGTAGGACCTGAAACCGGCGTCCTGAACGCGGCCGGATGCTTTGAGACGCCCAAAATCGTCATGCTTTCACATTCGTCCCATGAGAACCTAAGCAAGCATTGGAAGAACTGTTATCCGGTGGAGGCTGAGGAGCGGGAAGCCCCCTGTCATCCTTGCCACAAGCTGATTTATAGCCTTGATGAGTGCCCCGTAAACAAGGCCGTGAAATCGCCCGTATGCATGGCGCATCTACGCCCGGAGAAGATTTTGAACGCCATGGAGAAGGTTTACGCGCAATGGAAGGAGGCCCGTCGTGGGTCACTTTGTCGGTAAGGATTTTGCAAGGTACTACGTCGAAGACGGGAAAGTCTATGACGCCCCCAACGGAAGGCTCCTCGATTTGAACTCGGAGACGCTTGAGCCGAAGAAAAGCGCGGAAGCCCCTCCCGTCGTGCCCTCCGGTATCTCTTCTGTTGTTGAGATAGTGCATTCCCAAGGATGCACGGGCAAGGGGCGATTCGGACGCTATACGAAAGATTGTCCCAAGTGCGAGGAGATGAAGAATGGCTGAGCCCACTCAACCCACGGCCACGACCATTATCACGGAAGCCTATCGCCGATGGGCCAATATTACCCCCACGGCTGGACAGATTACGACGGCCACGAGCGAGGCTATAGAGAAGGTCAAGCGCGATATTTGGATAAAGGGAAAGAAGTGGCGGTCCCTCATAACGACCCGTTTTGACATTACCCGCGCCGGCGTCTCCCGCGTCTCCAATCCGACGGACTTTGAGACGAGCTATGACATGACGCTATTCGACGGTCCCAGCCGATCAACGCTTCAGACCGCCGCCACCGGGACGGCGACCCTCGCGTCTTCGGAATCCATCGTTCAGGGAGACGCCGAGGGGGCCATGCTCATTATCACGTCTGGAACCGGAGTCAACCAGGGGCGGCAGATCGATGATTATAACGCCTCAACCAAAGTGGCGACCATGGCTCAGAATTGGACGACCACGCCGGCCGCGGGTGACGGATACTTGATCGGCTTGTATTCCTATGAAGTCAATAAGCGGGATATTCAGACGCGCGACCGCTACCGCTTGCAGGGTCTTAAGGACAGGCCCTTGGAATACTTCCCGTTGGGGTCCGGCTCGGAAGGGTATTACGAACTCTCGCCAACACCTGACAAGGTGTACGGCATCATGCGCCGTTACTATGCAAACCTTCTTCGAGTGGACCTTTCCGCCTCGATCTATAACGTCATCCTGCGTAATTGGGCTGGCATCCTAACGCAGGGCGTCTATGTGTGGCTTCTCAGTGGGGAGAGCGACAGACGCTACCGCGAGCAAGAGGCCATCTATCAGGCCATGCTCCGCGAATTGGCAGCTCGTGAGTTGGAATTCCATAGCGACAACAGCAACCTTCAGGCGAGGATCACGGACTAATGAGCTACGACGGCCTTACTTACGTCATTCCGTGTTTGCCGGGCGGGTATAACAACTCGCCGAACCTGGATCTTATTAAGCCTGAGTCCATGGTTTTCCCAACCAAGAATATTGCCCTTCAAGACGGTGGGCGGGCCAAGCGCGGCGGGACGGCCAAAGTCAACTCAACCGCCGTTATGGGAACGCCTCAGATCATGGGGCTCTTTGATTTTCGCCTTGTGAACGGAAACCAGTTCCTCATGTTCGCGGGGAATGACGGGGCTGTCTACAAGAACTTCACGACGACGATTAAGACGGGCATGTCCACGACGAACAAGTATTGGTTCGAGGTCATGGACAACACGCTTTATATCTTTGACGGTGCGGCGGTGCCGCAGTTTTGGGACGGCTCGGCGGCATCCACGTCCGCCGTCACGAACCCGGCCGCCGATTGGTCGGGAAGCAACCGGCCCAAATACGGAATCAAGCATGGGCGAGGCGCTTCTGAGAGGATGATTGCTTTTGGCTGCCCCAACAACCCGCATTCGCTTTATCTTTCGGCCAGTGGGAACGGTAAAGAGTACGTGACGGGCGTCGTCAAGATAGATATCGAGACGGGAGACGGCTTCGGGATCGTGGCGGGGACCGTCTTTGGTGATCGGTTCATTGGATTCGGTAAGCGCAAGGCGTATATCCTTGACGATACGAACTCAGACACGAGCCTTTGGGGCTATCAAGCCGCTCAATGGGAAGGCGGAGTCGCCCATCAGCGACTTCTTATCAAGACTCCAAACTTTCTCGTGGCGTTCACGGAAGACGGTGATATTTACAACGTCAACGCCGTGCAGGACTACGGCGACTATAAAGAGGCATCCCTGGCCCGTCCGTCCTATATCCATACCTGGATTCGTGAGAACGTCAACCTTTCCAATATCGACAATTTTCACGGCATTTATGATCCGGTTATCAGGGCGGTGCGAATTTGGGTGACGCGCTTCGGGCAATCCCAAAACGACACCTGTCTTGTCTTCTATTTAGACCGTCCAATCGATGAAGCATGGATGATTGAGGACAACCAGGTCTATGCTTCCGGTCATCGGGCCAACGTGGCGGCACTTTATCGGAACGCCGCAGGCGACGTGCGCGTATTGACCGGGGACTATTCGGGGTTCACCTGGCGGCTCAACTCATCGTCTAAGAGCGATGACGGGAACGGTTATGACACCCGCTGGCGCACCCCGCAGCTCCCCTTCGACAATCCCAGGACGCGGAAGCTCTACCGCCGAGGCCGAGCGGTCTTTGCGCCGCAGGGCAATTACACGGTCAATGTGAACTGGTGGGCGGACGGCGTACAGCAGACGATGAGAACCATATCGACTGTCGGACAAGGGGCTGCTTTCGGAAGCGGTTTGTTCGGAACCGCAGTCTTTGGCGGTCAAGAGATTAACGAAGCGTCTTTCGAACTTGGAGCTGTTGGGAAACGGATACAGGTGGAATTCGAGAACTCCAATGCGGGCGAGGACTTCTTCATCAGTCAAGGTCTTATCGACCACGAACCCTTAGGAGCGCAACCATAATGTACGACAAAGACCATATTACGTATGACGAGTACGGCATGCTTTATTCCCATTGCTTTGCCTGCCATGCTGTCATAAAGAAACGAACTGAAATCCCAAGCCAACGCGATCCATCAAAAATGGTCTTTGGCTTTATGCATCTATCAAATTACCGAACGTTCAAAGTCCATCTCTCCAATGGGTCGGTCATGTATCAGGAATATTGTGACGAATGTGCTCAAAAGCCCATTGATGAAGAAAAGGGCCTTGAAGTTGCCAAGAATGGCTATGACAAAGCCTTGGAAAAAAGCGGACTCAGCGCGGATGAAGTGAACCGTGTCAAGGCGCGATATAAAGATTTGGCAACTGTCAAAACCGGAAAGAAGGTGAAATAGAATGGCTTACCCTGTCAGCCAGCTTGTCACCGTCGTCACAGGACAAACCCTTACGGCGGCGCTCTGGAACAACGAATTTCAGAATGGTTATACGAACGTTGGGGTTCCATCCAATATTGATGACGCCTCCTCAAACCTCGCCGCCATGCAAGCGACGGTCGATCCTTACCCTGCCTCCGCCGAATCCTTGGCGACCGACTTGGCGGGAGAACTTCAGCGCTTGCGCTATGTCGCGAAAACCAATTTGGGCTTGTCTCAGTGGTACCACGACGTGACGACTCCCTATGAGACGTTCCTTGCGAACATCAATGGGTACAGGCGCCCCACGCTCACTTGGATCAGCGCTACGCTTGTGGACGTGGAGAACAACACCGGGACATCCAATGAAACGAAGATCATATTCCCGGACGGGACTGCGCGATCCGTGACGGAAGACACAAGTTCCACGACGAAGTACCGGCGTTTCGATATCACGGCGACAGCGAATTTTACGAGCGGGACTGAGGATTCCGGGATGCGCTCGGGTGAGAGCGAGGCGACGAACACCTGGTATGCAATCTACGCGGTTAAGAGCCAGATTGACTCGACCAAGTTCGTTCTCGTCGGATCAACCACTCTCCCGCTTCAAGCAAACTTCTCGACGCTTAATACCAACTTTGGGGCGAATAGTTGGGTATACCTTGGCCTCATTCGAAACGGAGACCGGGGCGGGGCGACCGGAGACATTCTGGCGTTCTCTCAGATGGGGAATCTTACAACGTTTAATAACACGCTCGCGGGCGGATCAACGTCTACCGGCGCCCCGATGTCTGGGATTCTTTTGGCAAATACAGCGGGCGCGGCGACATTGACCTATACACATGCAACCGGGACTGGATCGGCACAGATTCCAGGCAATATCGCCGGCTGCGTCTATGGCTGGGCGGCCGCTTCCGTAGCTGCCACCGTCGTTGTCTCTGATTCCGGAGATGTCCGAAATTATGCCCGTGTGCCGAGCAACAGCACTCTGGTCATGGGCCAATCGCCACGGAGCGCCAGCGAGGGCGTCCAGCTGCGGAATACGGCAGCGTCTTCGATTGCTTACGACATCACCCTGTACGGATTCTTCGACCGCGTTTTGGGCGTAGGCCCGAACCCGGTCCTATAAGGAGGGATGATTATGCCCTGGGGATGGATTGCAGCGGCGGCTGTAGGAGCAATGGCAGGCAGCAGGGGCGGCGGGGGCGGCTCCATTAGTTACCCCGATCTCTCTCCCGAAGAGAAGCAAATTCTGAGTCAGTATTCGAAAATACTTGGCGTGTCGGAGCAACAGCTACTCGACCAAGCCAATCAGAATGCAGAAGTGCTAGGGCTCCTTCAGGAAGTGTCCGGTCTTTATAAGACAACCGAAGTGGCCGAATCGCGCAAGCCGGATACCGAATCGGTCACGATTGACACAGTGGGTATTGACAGACTTATGAGTCATTTCCGCTCCGCAAACAGCGCTGGGGCTCGGAACGTGACGCAACCGAACCTCCCTCCTCAGATTGTGGCGGAAGCCCAAGCACTTGCCATGGGACGTGGCGGCGTGGTGGATCAAAATAAGTATTACGCCGAAGTTATGCGACTTCTGACACAAGCGAAGAATGACCCCCAGGCCGCGCTCAAGTATGGTCTTGGTCAAAGGGTTGTGACTGCCGGCGAAGTCATTCCCGCGCACCAACAGCGCCAATTGGACCCTGCGGCCGTGGAGGCCTTAAAGGCGCGCTATGCGGAGATCCAGACCATTCAGGATCAAATCGGCAAAGAACAGGCCGAACGCACGCTCCGGGCGCTCAGGGGCGAACTGCCTGTTTCCCAAGGCCTCATGCAGCGTAAGGCACAGGAGTTCCAGTTGCTTAAAGAAAACCTTGGCCGCATGGGGCACAAGGTGGATGGCGACACGCCGGAGACGGCCGTTGCGACCTCTACGCCCGCGCAGCAGGCGCTTGGCGAGTTCCGGCGGACCTATGGGCTTCTTGAAGACCAGGAACGACGGGGGGAAATCGCGACGGGCTATGCGCCCGCCGTTTCCTATTCACCTGGAGGACAGGCACTGGGACTTTTGACGGGCGCTCAGTCCTATGGACCTGGCGCGACGACGGCTGGCAACGCGGGACTTCTTCAGGGGTATTCCAACCTTCTTGCGCCTTATCAGAATCAGCGTGTCGGACAGTTCCAGGCGGACTATCAGAATTCAGCGAATCGCGCTGGCTATCTTAGGGACATCGGCGGGCTGATTGGAAATACAGCCAACAGCTATTTGCTCTTTAACGCAATGCGACAACCGAAAGTCGCATAAGGAGGACGACCATGGCGGAACCTTTTCCGACTTTACTTGGCGGCATCAATCAGGCGGCACAGTCCACGCCTCAGCTTCTTCTCATGGGAAACCAGTTGCAGATGCAAAAGAAGCAAATGGAAAACCAGTGGACGGAACGGAAAGTTGATACTTTCGTAAAACTCCTTGAGAACAAGAATCTTCCGAAGGAAACTCGAAAGATGCTTTGGGGTCAGTTTCGGCCCGTGCTCTCAGCGGCGGCGGGGATTGAGATCCCCGAGTATAACGGGGAGCCGCCGTCCGACTTCTTCAAGCGCTTGCAAGAAATCGAGAATTCCGGCATGAGCGACCGGGACAAACAGAAATCGACGATTCACCTTCTCAATGAGTATCCCGACAACAAGGAAGAACTCCTCAAGATGGCGGATATTCATGGCGAGATGGCTAAGAGCGCGGATGCGCTCGAAAAAGAGAAGCGGGAGCGTGGGATAAAGTCCGCATCTGACTTACGTCAAGAATTCATCAGTCAGTCAAAGGACTTCGCCACGGTCTCTAGCGCCTATAACCGGATTGTCAGCATTGGAAACAATGCGACGGCGGGAAGTGATATGGCCCTCATCTTTTCTTTGATGAAGCTCTATGACCCCGGCTCGACTGTACGCGAGGGCGAGTACGCGACGGCTGAAAAAGCCCGTGGTGTTCCTGAATCTATCCGTGCGACGTACAACAAAATCTTGTCCGGTGAGAAGCTGACGCCGGAACAACGGCAGGACTTCCTAAACACGGCGGACGGCGTCTATGCGGGACAAGATGAACTTCACTCGCAGCGTGAAGCGGAATATCGGCGATTAGCCGTTCAGCAGGGGGCAGACCCGTCGAACGTTATCATCGAAATTAGAGCGAAGCGTCCGGCCAGGAAAGAGGGAGCGCCGTCCGCTGGTGCTCCTGCCGCGCCCAAGGCAGAAGAAAAGCCCAAGGGTATGGTCAGCACGGCTTCAGGATGGCTCAAGAAATGGGGGGTTGGCGGTGGCGATTGACGTTAATCAGGCTCTTGCAGACCCGGATTTCCAGGCGCTTCCTTTCGAGGAAAAACGAAAGGCGCTTATTGCCATAGATACTGACTTCGCGGGACTTCCCCGTGAAGAGCAGACCAAGGCCATGAACGCCCTGAACGTGGGGCAGCTGCCACAAGAAAGGCCGTTGCGCGAGGCGGCGTCTGCGATTTACACCCCTGCGCTTGAGGCGAGCGGAGCCGTGGCCGGCGGGCTTCTTGCCGCGCCCGCCGCGCCCCTGGCAGGTCCCGCCGCCCCAGTTGTTCCCGTGGCCGGCGGAGCGCTCGGATTCGCAGCTGGAAAAGGGGCCGCCGCCCGTGTTGATGAGGTATTGGGCATTAAATCCCCGCCTCAGGGTCTGGCCGAAGGGATGACAGAGGCTGTCCAAGGGGTCAAAGAAGGCCTCATGGCGGAAGCGGGCGGGACCGTCCTTCAGAAAGGCCTACAAGCTTTCACGACACCCTTCGCAACGGCCCAGGCCGCCAAGATCGCAGAAAAGGCCAATAAGTTTGGCGTGGATCTGACATCCGCTGAAGCAACGGGCTCCAAGCCCCTTGCCCTCTTGGAATCTATGCTCGATAAGATTCCCTTCTCAGCGGGCATGATTCAGCGGTTCCGGGGTCGACAAGCCCAACAGCTGGAGGATGCAGCGCAGAACCTTATTCAAGCCGTGGGTTCAACGGAAACCAAAGAATCGGCGGGACAGGCCGTGCAGGGGGCCATTCAAAAGAAGTACATCCAACGTCTTGCGGTGAGAGACAAGCTTTATGATCGCTTGACTCAAAAAGTCCCGAAGGACTCGGTTGTCCCTACAACCCATATTCAGGAGACAGCAGACGGCCTTCTTCAGAATGAGATGCAGCTGCCCAAAGCCGCCCAGGTCGGCAGCATTTCATCCTTTCTCGCGGAAATGACCAAGCTAAGGCAGGAGGGGCTTTCCTTCCAAGGGGCCAAGTCCCTTCGGGAACGCCTTGGAAAACTCGCCATTGCCAATGAGAAAACGCCTGAGGGATTCGTATACCAACGCCTCAAAACCGCATTGGATAAGGATATTGCGGATTATTCCATCTCCACCGGTGGTGAAGTCAAAAGGGCTTGGGAGAGGGCCAATTGGTATCACGGCGCGGTAAAGAATCTTGCCGAAGACTCCAATATTAAAAAGGTGGTCAACGCGAACCCTGAACGCGTGATAGATACCGTTTTCAAGCCGGGAGCAACGACGGAGGTCAAGCTGCTACGCAAAGCCGTCAACAAGGGAGACTTCCGCAATCTCCAGAATGTCCTCGTGAACCGGCTCTTTCAGGGCCAAGCTAACCAGAACCCAAGCCAAGCCCTCGTAAGCAACCTCAAAAAATATGGCGAGGACACGTTGTCCGCCGCTATCCCGACGAAGACCCTCAACGCTCTCAAGGAATTCGCGGAAGTGGCTTCCAAGGCGCATGGAGCGGAGAAGATTGCTGGAAACCCCTCCGGGACCGCGCAGAACGTTATCTCTTTCGCGCAAGGAATATTCTTCATCACGAACCCCGTGAAGGGTGCGGTTGCCGTTATAGCCCCTCCCACAATGGCTCGCATGTACCTCAGTGAATTTGGCCGTAAATATTTGACCCAGGGCGTACGCACTCCCGTTGGAACTCCCCAAGCCGCACAACTTGCCGGGCGTATCGCCAGCATGGCGAGAATGTTTCAGGCCGAGTGACAAGGAGCGCCCGCCCCTGATTGGCGGGAATTGGCACCGGCCATGATTGCCGGGTAGGAGGGATTGGCCGTGATCGAGGGACGACGTTCGGATGATAAGGGATGGAGCCGGTTTCTGAAGAATTGGCCCATTGTTGTCACAGTGGGCGGGATCATCGTCGCTTATATCATCAAGGGCCATACCTGGGACCAAACGGTTGAGACGGTGAAGGCTCATACCAAGGAAATCATTAGCATCCAGCAGTTCCAGGCCGTCCAAGTGGAGAGGCTTTCCCACTTTAGCAAAGACCAGGATGAGATGCGAAAAGACATCAAGGAACTCCTGAGGCGCGTCCGGTGATCTGCTTTTACTGCCGTTCCCCAATCAAACAAGACGGGAATCCTGCGGAACACGTGAAAGTGTTCAACGAGCCGGCCTACAAAGCGTGTCTCAAATGCCTCCAGAAGAAAGCCGACGCCCGGCGGCTCCAGGACGACGAAGATGACGACTGAGACGTTTGGCAACAAGGGAATCGTCCTTTCCCTAGCTCAACGCCCGGTGGACCCGGGATTTCCCATTACCGCTGGGCCTGGGGAACGTGGCGCCCGGTGGCAGAGCTATCACAAGGGAATTGATTTCGGCAAACAGCGGGACGCCCAAGGGAAACCTATTCGGGAAATCCTAGGAGCCAACGTCTACGCGGTGATGGATGGTCGGATTGCCATCGCGGGGCCGCATCTCCTCTATGACAAAGAGACAGGGCGGGAGACGCCAGGACCTCTCGGCCTTCGCATCTGGCATCACTGCCTTCATCCCCAAGCGGGCTCCATTCGATTTGGCTACTGCCACCTACGCGAGATATTGGTCAATGAGGGCGACACGGTGAAGGCGGGGCAGATCATCGGGCATGTGGGGAATACGGGCAATAGCTCGGCCGCGCATTTACATTTTCAGCCTGAGACATGGCCCAGCCGGGAACTCCTCAGAGTTGAGTTCGTCTAGTGCGCATCCCCTTGCGGATTTCCATCAAGTGGCGGTTCACGAGCTTCAGAGAGTTGTTATGGAGGCAGCGGAATGGGCCTAAAAAACGTGGTCTACAGGATGATCGGAAAGAAGATCGCAAAGAAACTCGAATTGAAGGAGGGGTCTCCCATGGAAAATAAGAAACCCTGGTATCAAAGTAAGGCCGTCCTCGCGGGTATCGTGACGGTCTTGATCGGCACTTACGAGAGCACTCGGCTTACCCTTGCCCCGCAGATGGGTTGGGAACTCCCCGAAATTCCGCCTTTTGTTTATACGGTTCTCGGGGCTATTGGAATCTACGGTCGCGTTTCAGCTAACACCAAGGTCGGATGACCCTCCGCCAGGTCCTTCGCTTCCTGACCGCCTTCGCGCTCATGCTCGTGGGGGCGGGGATCGGGAAGGGCATCCAGGGCGCAAGGGCGGCTTATGGGCGGGTGCGAAGGCTCGCCCCATGCTGAAAGCCCTGCGCCGCCTTATCTGCCGGCACCTCTGGTCAAACTGGATGGGCGGTCCCGATTGTCCATGCCACGGGTCCTATCTGTTCCGAATATGCCGGAAAGGCTGCGGGGCCGAAGAGCGCAAATCCCGGGAATCCCGGGAGAAATAGAATTCACCGGGAATCCCGGTAAAATAGGCCCCCATGTCGGGGCGTGGATTGCCCCCGGAGAACTCCGATTAAGCCTCGGCCCTCCGGGGGTTCTCTTTTAATTCCCGCCCAGGTCGCCCACGGGGATAGGAATGACCTCGACCCCGCCGATTTGGCCGATCAGGATCATGAGGCCAGAGATGACGCCGGCCATAAAACAGAAGACCTTAAACACTCGAAACCTGTCGTCCCGCTTCTCTTCCTGAGTGGGGAAAAAAAAGAGAATTCCCCAGATCCCCAAGAACCATACCGCGCTAACTTTCCAGTACATGAGGTCATGCTGATTCATGACGGGTCCCCAAAACAAAGAATGACGATGCCCGCCATCATGACCAGAAGCGCCACCAGGATCAGCGGAGCGTCCGTCCCCGCCAACACCCTGGCCCAAATCCAACCGCTTGAAATAATGACCGCCCAGCCCACGTAGAACAGCGCTTTCTTGAACGTCATGACGCCTTGTCCTCCCCGTCTGTCACAGGTTCCCAATTCGTCGGCAACTTGGACACGCAAGCCAAATTGTCTCCTACGTGGGATTCTTTCGGCTCCCCGCAATGGCGGCAAACTGGCGTCTTCTTTGGCATAACGTCTTATCCTCCCCAGGTTTTGGTGCGACCATTATACTCTAGACAATCCTAGATTTGTCTAGACTCATGGGAGAATTTACAAGGTTCCGCTTTGGTTCCAAGCCTTGCCTCGTGAGGCTTTTCGGGGCCCAACAGCATTTGACGCTTTTTCCGTCGGAGAAGGCTGTTTTTGCCCTGTTCCCTCGTATCAGGACGTTTCCCTCGTAACTTGCTACCCCCGCAAGTTTTTTCCGACGAGGCCTGTCCACTTTCATGACCAAGTGGGCGGGCCTCGTGGCGTTTAGAGGGTAGGAAGGCGGGAAACGGCGTCCTCTATGGACTCGGGGGCGAGATGGGCGTAAATCGCCGTCGTCTCCGAGTCCGAATGTCCCATGAGTTCTTGAATCTTGTAAATGGAGACCCCCGCCGAGGCCAGATGCGCCCCGAAGGTGTGCCGGAGGATATGGATCGACCCTTTCAAATTGGCCTTCTTCAAAAGTCGGGCGAACAGGACGGACATAGCCCCGATGGTCGGGCGTTGGCCGTCCTCTTCCACGACGTATTGCCCTTTAGGCAGGGCTTCCAGATGCGCCCGGAGGTCCGCCGTCATGGGAATCCAGCGGCGCTCATAGTCCTTGGGGTTCCAGCCGGCCTTCGGGGCGATATGGATTCGGTTCCTGGCAAAGTCCACATCAGACCATTCCAGATGGTACATTTCCGCCCGCCGAAGACCCGCCCTGGCCCCAAGTAGGACAATCGTCTTCCAGACCCCCGAGGAACCGGCCAGGAGGCCGCGCAGCTCGTCCGCCGTGTACCAAAGGAGTCTTCCCTTGGGCTCGCGGTCATAGGCCACGCTGGCCCATTTCTGGGGCTTTACGAGGGTGTAGGACTCGGCCCGCGTCATCATGGTCTTGAGCGCCCGAAGCATTCGGTTCCGCATATACAGGCCGATGGGGAATTTCTTGTTTTTGAACTTCTTACCCCGTTTTCTCCATTTGGGCTTGCGCCAGTCCGTCATGAGGTCATTGAGGAGGGCGGGGGTTATCTCGCGCAGATAGTGGATTTGCCGGAAGGCTTCTAAGCGTTCCACGGCGTGACGGTAGATGTCGTAAGTAGGACGGGCCTTGGTCTTCTGCTCGTCCAAGAACTTGTCCCGGAACGTGGCCCAGGAGGCGTTCTCCGGGGCATGTCCGTGACGCATGGCCTGGCGTTCTTGGATGAGGTCCGCCAGCTTGTTTTCGGCAATGCGCTTGTCCGTTGAGAGGGCGCGGCGGATGCGCTTTTTGCCGATGCGAAGATCTGAGTAGTACACGCCCTGGCGAACGATCAGCTTTGCCATCTACGTCCTCTCCTGGACCCATTTATGCTCGTGGGGGAAGCACGTGTAATGGTCGTGGGACGTGGTCAGCTTGCAATCCGGGTAGGGGTAGCACCAGGACAAGTTATCGGGAATCGGCACCGGATGATTCTGAAAAGAAAAGGACCCCGATCCGCACTCGGGGCAGGTGGAAGAGGGTTCCTTGGAGAGAGGCCAGGTCATAAAGGCGCTTACTTATCCCAAATAGGCGGGTTACTATCAGGATCGACGGGATGCCCCGAAATCAATTCGGTATGGGCAAAAGAGGAATCAGTGTATTTGATTAGCGTTCCATAGACCTGCGTTGTTCTCATGAGTAGCAAAGGAAACTGACAGAACGGAATACAAAAGATTGAACGATCCACGAATACATTAACCATCGTGTCGGCATCGGTGGGGCCTATGGCGTCCTTAATTGCCGCGCGCAAGGAATCATCATCAAAAGGACCTAAAAACCACAGGGAGACCGATGAGGCCTTGCCCGTTGCCATGCAAATGGGTTTTTCATTCTCGCCAAGCGAAGTTGTTGAAACCATCGTCGGCAAGTGGGCCACGCATCCAGTCATCAACAATCCCGACAGCATAGCCCATTTCATAAAAGCCTCACGTCTTGTACTCACCGCCGCCGAGTGGTCTTAACCCACCAATTCGAAGATGAACGGGGCACCCTTTAGGAAGCCAATATTTTTGCCGCGACTGTTTCGTCTTGGTAATGTCCCGGCCTTCTTAATTACGCCCTTTCGACTCGCCAACCAATCCGCGATTAGATTTTCAAGCTGCCGGTTTGATGGGATGTTGTCCTCATCACAAGCGCGCTCAAAATCACGCGCCAACTTCTTTTTAATGTTCTTGTTAAACTGACCACGCTCCGATTTAGACATAGGAAATCCTAGGAATATCTATTTTAGAAATGAGAATGTTTGCTTGACCGTTACATTTGTGAAGCTGTATAATTTCGCATCATTTGAATGAATTGAAGCCCCTAGGGGGAGGGGCGAGGGGCTCTGTGGATATACGTGTTGAACCTTGTGAGGGGATGTTTGAGATCATCATCCGCCAGTCCCCTTCTTCCGAGTTCTCCGTGTTGCTTTCCCGCCGAGCTGCCGAAAAGCTTCTACATCAGCTTGCGTCTCTATTACAACCGCCTCTCCCAACCGTTCCCGTTCCGCTCCAGATCGTCGAACCTGAGTAGCCTTCCATACCCGCAAAAGCATCTTTAGAAAAATCTTCCTTGTTACATCAGACCCTTCCGGTCCGATGCCCTTCCTTGCATCATCAAACTGGCGTATCTCCTCGGCGGTAAGTCCCCTAATATTCAACTGCGGTCCGCGCACTGAACACTCCCCTAAAAAAAGTTCTTGACTAGTGGCTACACCAGGTGTATCCTGAGTGTAGCCAAATGAACTTTTTTTTAGGGCGCTCCCACGCCGACTAAAAAGTTACCGACGACGAAACCGATCTTTCAGAAATCAGCGAACTGGCCGGGCCAGAGCCCCACGGGTTAAGTGATGTAGTCGATCAGCGTGTTCACTAACGCAGACACGGCTTTCCGATGTTCAAGCACAAACCCAAGGAAATCGAAGATGCGCTTCAGCATCTTTCGACCCCTCGAACTTCTCGCCCGCATTGCGATTCACCCTCTCTCGGAGTAAGCAACACCTCCGACAGGTAACAGAGGGTGTACCCGATAAGGGCACGGGAAAAGATGAGGATAGCCCGGCCAGCCGCCTTAAAGTCATAGAGGAAACGGACGCAAAACGCCCGTCCCTCACGGGCCGCCTGACAGGTTGCCCGCATTTTAGCACAAACGGATAAGTAAATGACCCTAAATGCCCAAATAAAAGAGGGGAAAAGTGAAGCCCTGGACCGGTAACCGGCCCCGGGCATTTTTTATGCGGGCTTGGGCGGCGGGGGAAACTTCGCCGAGGGGTATCCAATCCCCTCAGCCCGCACTCTTTGATGTAGTCATCTGGCCGCGCCGATCTCCTCATCGAGGGGACAGGCGCGGCCTTTTGTTTTTGTCCACGCCGAAAGGGATGGAAGCCGGCATCTGGGCCACCTCTCCGTCGCCTGTATCGCCGGCCGTGCGGGCCGTGGACAAAATTTTCATAGGGGGATTATACACCCCCCCTTTTTTTAAGGCCATCGCAATCCCCTGCGGTCAATCGCAGGATTCTGAGCCTCGCAGGATTTTGCGATGAAGCAAAAGTACCTGTTTTATCGAGAGGACTCAGAACGATTTCGGGCCTTTCTTCGAGAGCGCCGCATTCAGTATATGACGGACTTTCATAAAGAGTGTCAACGATGGATGAGGGAAGATTGCCCTTCCTATTCGTGGATGCTCGCGCTCTACAAGGGCGAGGTCGGATTTACTTTCCAGTTCTATAGCTTCATGGTCGAGCACTTCGGATTTGAGCAGAACCTGAAACCTGAAAATCGTCTGAACTGGGAAAACTGCGCTCCAGAAATCATGTGGATTGATCCAGTATCACAGTCACATCAAATCGCGCTTCCTGGTTTCAGGCAAGAACAAATTTCAGAACGCAAGAGGAGGACTGCATGACCTACCACGATCCCCAAATCCTAAACCAAGACCAAATCGCTGACCTTATTTGGGGTAAGAAAAAACCGAAGAACTGGTATGACATGATCCTTTACCGAATCAACCATATGCAATTGCCGGCCAGGAACGTCGCGCCCAATCGGATTCTCGCCGAGCGGGACAGCTTCCTAGCCTGGATTAACAAGAGTGCCGCATGAACCTGAAAACCCTGGCCTGTATTGCCGTCCTGGCCCTGTTCGTGACGCTCTTTTGCAACGTAAGGAACGAAATGGACTACGCGAAGGGAACGGCGGAGTTTTCGGCACGGACGAATCCGATCGGGTTTGGATATCAAGGATAGGAGACGTATATGGTCTTTGACGTGAACGATTCGCGACTCATGAAACAATGGACGAAGTTGGCTTGCGAGGGCCGAGAGAAGCCCACGCCCAAAAAGGACAAGCCCGTCCTGGCCCTGGTGGTGTCCTTCATTCTCGTGCTCATTGGATGCGGGATCATTTGGGTGACGATCTCACAATTTTGAGGGAAGCGGGGCGGCCGGTGGGGCCGCATGGGCGGGGAAGTGCCGTCGGACGGGGCGGATTTTTGCGGTGGTGGTGTAGTTCGATTCGGATGGTCTCTGGCTACGGCTCCCCCGAGGGCTGGAAAGCATACCCAGCCGCGATTCAGGTGAAAGCCCTGTCTCGTGCGAGTCCTTCAGACCACCGTTGAGAGGTCAAGTCACTTCCCTGTTGTATCGAATCCAGCTGGCGCGGGAAATGTGGAATCGGGGAAAACGCCCGCGCAATAAGGATGAGAAGGGAACACCAAGATGCCGGTAACTAAGCCACCGGCCCACCACCGCGTCAATTTAGGAGGACATCGTGCAGACGAACGAAAATAGCCCGCTTCAAGACGCCGCGCTGGACTTTTACACGGAAGTCGAGCAGATCGTGACCTTGCTCGAGGGGATACTATTCGACCCGGCGCTTGAAGGACTCCGCGCCGCCGTCGCCATGGTGGAGGGCCGGTAGTCATGGCGATGACGAAATCTCTGAAACCCTGGTGGGCGGACCTGGACGATGCGACGATTCAGGACCTCGATCGGCTCAAGACCGACGCGACCAATCTGCTGAACGCTCTGGAGGCAGTCACGGGTTGGGCGAGAGAGCAAAGGATCGGCATCCCCGTTCGTTGTGGCCACGTGGAGGCCATCGCTCGCGCTGAGAGTCGGTAGAAATCCAGCGGGCAGGGCCGGGCGAGGGTCCGGCGTATGAGTAGGGCGGCGTTGACAGTGAAACGCGGCAATTACCCGGCTCGGTCCCGTCTGGGGATATACGTCAGTCCAAATTAACGGGGCGCAGTCTCCTAGCCACGGGCACGGAGAATGACCATGACAGTGGAAATGGACTAAGCCGGTGCAATTCCGGCCCCTACTCTCAGATTTAGGAGGAGCACAATGTCAGACCCCAACCTCGACGGCCCTCTAGAGCCTCCCGAGGTCCTATTGACCGAATGGCAGATGGACCTGGAGGCCCAGCACGAATTGCCGGGATGCGATCCACGGTGGAGCGGTGGGATATTGGATTGTCCATGTCTAGAGCTTGAAGCGATGATGGGAGGGAGACGGTGATTGACGACGAAGAAAAGTCGGCACTGAGAGACTTCTTTGCGGGTCAGGCGTTAGCGGGAGTTTTTGCGGCGCCTGCTGGTAAGTTCGTCGGGGCGAACGGAGAAATTCTAAAAACAGCCGATGATGCTGCCAAAATCGCCTATATAACAGCCGACGCCATGCTCGCCGAACGCATGAAAGGAGTCTCCCAATGAGCGAGACGATATCAGCCCAGCCGACAACTTACAAGGAACTGGTGGACGCCCTCCGCGAAGCCTTGCCCTATGTTGCATCGAATCCGCTGCAGGGCTCAAAAATGACCGTTGAAAGAATTTATTCTCTCCTCTCTCGCGTCCCGCCCGAGGAAAGACAATGAGCGAGACAACGAAGGAGCCGCGTTTAATGGCTCAGTGTATGCGGTGCCGACATCGATTTGAAATGAAGATTCTGGAATGCCCTATTTGCGGCAACGATAATGAAAATCAATTCGAATACATGGCCGTAGACGAAAAGGGGCACCCACTATGACAGAATCCTTCGGACAGGAGGTCCTACGCATGGCCACTCATCCGCCGATTGACTGGAATAAACACGGCTCAACGCTCCTTTTGATCCTCCAAGATCACGTTGACCTGTGCAATCAGATCATCGGGAAGGACAAGGTGGAGGACCTGTCCCCTGAGCAAATGGAGCGTTACTTCAAGGCCTTTGACCTCGTGACCTATGCCCGCGGCTGAAATCGAAATGACGTTGCGCGGCGAGATGGTGGTCTACAGGATGCGCCCCACCGTCAAGGATGGGCGCGACGGGCTCGGCATCTACAAAGGAACGCGGGACGGATGGGTTTTGCAGGAGTTTCACCCCCTTTTGCATACGGCTCTTTCACGGTGGCAGGAGCTGGCGGCTTTGGAATTTCAACCACTCGTTTTTTAAGAGAAGGCCAAGCGGGCCTTAAACGCATGAGGTGACAGCATGACGCTCAAAGCAAAGAAGCCGGAGGCGGTGGAAAAGAGGCTCAAACTCTTTCTCTACGGCCCCGCCGGCGTCGGCAAGACGACGGCCTCGATCCAGTTCAAAGAGGCTTACGTCATCGACATGGAGAACGGGACGGACTTCTATTCCAAGACGCTCAATAAGATGGGATCCGTCGTCCTCAGGACCAATAACCCCGATGAGGTCAAGGATGAGATCAAGGCGCTCTTGACGGAGAAACACCCTTACAAGACGCTGATTATCGACCCCATCACGCAGTATTACAACGCGCTTCAAGAGAAATGGAATCGCATCTTCGAGAAGTATGCGCGTTCTGAGAAAGAGCGGGAGATTCAGGATTTCGGACCTCGCTACTGGGGCAAGGTCAAATCCGAGTACAAGAGCCTTCAACGGATGTTGGCGCAGCTCGACATGAACGTCATCGTCACCTCCCACCAAAAGCCGCTCTACGGAGAAAACATGGTGGTCCTCGGGACGACCTACGACAGCGCCAAGGGCGACGACTACTTCTTCGACCTGATCTTCCAGCTCAACAAGGTCGGGGAGAAGCGGATCGCCAAGACCATTAAGGAGCGGGCCGAACTCGGGGAGAACAAGTTTCCTGCGGAATTCGAATGGTCTTACTCAAACTTCCTCAAATACTTCGGCGCCGAGGCCATTGAACGGGAAGCCAAGCCGGTACACATGGCGACAGACGCGCAGGTGGCCGAGATGAACCGCTTGCTTGGCATCGTTAAGCTCGAAGACGGGACCATTGAGAAATGGCTGACCAAGGCGGGCGTCAACGAACTGTCCGAGATGACGAGCGAACAAATTCAAAAGTGCCTGGACTATCTCAACAAGAAATTGGAGGTCGTAAAAGTATGAGCCCAGTTTTCGAATACGATGCGACGAACGTGAAGCCCGATTCAGGCCGCGAGGCGTTGCCGAGGGGCATCTACAACCTGGAGATCACGTCTGCCGTCGCGGGGTACACCAAGGAGACGAACCGGCCCAAGGTCACGGTGGACTTCCGCGTGATCGATAGCCTCCAGTTCGCGGGGCGGAAGGTCCGGTATCATACGGTCGTCTTTATCCCTGAAGGCGAGAAGGGCGCGGGAATGGCCCTTCACTTTCTCAAGACCATCGGGGAGCCCTTCGAAGGCAAGCTCAAGGTGAACACGGATAGCTGGATTGGCAAAAAGCTTAAGGCCACGGTGGATATCGACGAGAAGGGGTACAACAAGGTCACGAACGTCATGCCCTACGACTACACCGAAGCCTTAGACGCGCCCAAGACAGGAGACGGGTCCGACATCCCGTTCTGACCTATTGGGGGCGGCCACGGGCATTCCAAGTCGGGTCGAGCCGACAGCCCCCATACAATTTCACTTACACGGAGCGGCAAGGATGCTTCCTTCAACGCCTTACCATCTTCACCTTGTCCTAGAACTGATCTGCCCCAAGTGCTCAAACTCCATGCGCGACAAGGGGCCGGGACTCATTGAGTGCCACGTGTGCGGGATCACTTGGGACGTGCGACGTCAGGAGGCGAGAATTGGGTAAGTCGGACTTGGAAGAGGCGTTTGCGGGGTGGATTCGGATACTCAAAATGCCAGTGCCAATTAGGGAACATCGGTTTCACGCGGCCCGCAAGTGGCGGTTCGATTTCGCGTGGCCTGAATTTATGGTCGCCGTCGAGATTGAAGGCGGCGTCTGGATGCAAGGCGGGCACAACCGGGGCCGCGGGTATATCGAGGATTGCGAAAAGTACAACTTCGCGGCCGCCGAGAAATGGACCGTCTACCGGTTCGCAGATGCCAAGCTCATCATAAACGGAGACGCGGCGAGATGGCTCAAGGAGAGATTTCCGAAGAGGGCCGCATGACCAAGTCCGAACAGATCAAGCAACGCATCGCTTTACACGTCGGCCGCCATCAATGCGCCGGGAATTGTCCGACGGTTATGGAACTGACCGCACGGTTAATCAGGGCGCTAGAAGAGGAGCAAGGGGAGAAGAAATAGCAAGGCTAGTCGGCGTAAAACATCGCAACACAAAATTTTTCCGACGCGATAAAGCGAGGGAACAATGCCAAACAGGATTCTGCGAGACTGGACGGACTCAGCTCCCGTGAACAGCTTGACCGTTCACGCAGAACGCCACCTTGTGCGAATCATTATGAAGGCAGACGATTTTGGCCGTTTGACCGCGAATCCGAAACTCCTCAGACCCATGCTGTACCCCTTGATCCTCGAACAGGTGCGAGAGGCCGACGTGCAACGCTGGACCGCCGAGTGCGAGAAAGCCGGGCTCGTACGTCTCTACGCTGTTGAGGATAAGGAGTACCTAGAGGTCCTGAAATTCGGACAGCGGCTGAGGGCCAAGAAGTCGAAGTTTCCGAAGCCGCCGCCTGGCATGACTGACAACCGACGGTCACATGACGGTCATATGTCAGTCATACGACGGCAAGAGTCGTTAGTCGGAGGCGAGAGGCGAGAGTCGTTGTCGGAGTCGTTAAACGACGAAACTACAAAGGCAACGGCAACGACGCTTCGCGCTGAGGGAAAAACCCCCAACCCCCCGCCGGGGGACGGTCTGTCCTCGCTTGTGGACGAAGTCGTGCGGGTTCTCAACGACGAGAAAAGCCGCGTCTTCTGGCGCAAAATGGTGGGGCAGTTGGGCGAGGGCATGACCCGCGAGCTGTTGGGGGAAGTGAAGATGCGGCGCGAGAGCTTGCGGTCGAAAGCCGCCTGGGCGGCGAAGACCGCGATTGATTGGGCGTCGAGCCTGTCGCGGCGGTCCTGATGGACGTCGAGTGGCTGGCTAAGCGCCGTGCGAAACTGAACGCTCAGAGCGATGTTGAGATCAAGGCGGCCAAGATGTTGACGGAACTCGGCGTCCGCTTTGAGCGCAACGTGCCGGTCAGGATTGGGCGGTTTCGGCATAAGTTCGTGGACTTTGCGATTGCTGAATGCCGCTTGTTCATTGAGATCGACGGCCCGGAGCATGAAGAGTCCTCGGACCTTCTGCGTGAATGGGAAATCCTGAATCGGCGTAGGAAGTGGCAGTTTCTGCGTTTCACGAATGACGAAGTGATCTGGCGGCCCGACTACTTCAAGCGCGAAGTCATGAGGGCGGTTAATCACATTCGCAAGGTCAGAGAGCGCAAGAAAAAGCGACATGAACAAAGGCAAGTGCCCGAAGTGATTCCGTTCGTGGACTTAGACAAGTTTCGCGAGCAGGACGAACATCTTCGGCAGATATGGAAGTTTGGATGACCCGCCTCCCCGTCTCCCACTACTGTATCGGCTGTCATGAGTTTTTCGACCGGTTGAAGGCGTGTTGCCGACGGTGCGCGGAGTGCTGCGTGTGTGAGGGGGCGCCATGATCCGACGGTTCCTCTTCTGGCTCTGTTCCATAGGCTGGCATCAGGGCGGCGGTGACTTCGTGGCCCTGTTCACGCGACCTAGGCCGGGTGGCGGGTGGATTCGGGAGGAGATGTTCGAGTGCAAGCGCTGCGGGAAACTGTGGCTGGAGGACATGGACACCTGGGAGGAGAAGCCATGGACAGGCTCATCGCGCAAGTCTTGATTGTGCTAGTGGCCCTGGCCCTGCCGGCGAGGGCTGAACAACTGTGCTATGAGCCGGCGCGGTATGAGGTCGATATCTCGTCGGTGGACTACTGGGGACCGGCGTCCACGTCTACGCTGAAAGGTCCTCTCCTCCAAGCCTACTACGCTAAGAACTTCGAGTCCGCGACCTGGCAACATCGGTACATACGGTCCATGTGGGAGGCGAATTTCTTGAGCGAGAAGATCCAGGGCCAGGAAGAGTACATCCGGGGCCTTGAGAACGCCATAGAGCGCTATATCGTGAAGCGGGGGACGTTCCCCGTCATCAACGGCGTGGCGTTCGTTCCGGTGCATGTGGCAAGTGGGACCGTGAAACCTTGAGCGAGTCCGATGACGACCGCTTCTTCGCCCGCCTCGCCCTTGAGATTCTGGTCCTCTTCTTTGTGTGGGTGTGGTACCTCGTCGAAGAGCTTGACCGTCGGAAACTTCATGTTCCGGACGACTGCGGGATGTGCCTGAGGAGCCGGCCCGTCTCCTTCGAGGAGGCGAACAGGAACTGGGAGCCGAAATGGTGGAAGAGGTGAAGGAGGACCGCGTGGAAGTTAAGCCGGAATTCTTAAAAGAGTTAATGAGCCTTATCAATCGGCACAGCGTAGAGAATGGGTCGAACACGCCTGATTATATGCTGGCCGCGTTCCTTGGGGACATCCTCCAGGCGTTCAGTAGCGTTGTCAGACAGCGTGACGAGTGGCATGGATTCAAGCCACTCCATCACGACACCCTGGACAATTTCATCAAGAAAAACCTGGGAATCGAGAAGCCCACCCCCGAGGGCAAGCGCCGAACGATCGAGTTGGCGACCAGCTGGGGTTATGAGACATTCATCGTCTCCCCCGACGGCACGATCCGCGTGGTGATGGAAGGAGACAGGTAGATGGGCGAAAAGTGCGTACATGATTTTAGACCGTTGGCTGGACCCTATTTTAAAGAGGGGACAGGGAACGCGAGGACCCCTTTGCCTACATATGACCAGGCTGTCGCGTACCAAATGCTCTACTGCTCTAAATGTGGCGATACACGGGAAATCATAGCCCGTGATACCAGGAGACGCCCATGACCACACCGCGCGCGGGGAGGGAGGAGAGGGCGAGGGAGATCATGCAGTTTGTCTACGGGATGGAGCCGAAGGATAGGCTTCGCGTAACGTTGAAGATCATGGACGCCTTCGACGCCGAGTTCCTCGCCGGCGCCGAGGCGATGAGGGAGAAGGCGGCGGAGGACACCAAGAAGCGGGCTGACACCTTGTTCGCCTGGATGAGCAAGTTGCCCCTCCATTCCGATGATCGGAAAGAGAAAAGCCTACGCGCTGGCGAACTCTACGATACCGTTGAGCGCATCCGCGCCATCCCCGTGGAATCTCTCGTCCCCCCGGCCGAGGGCGGGAAGGGGGGCTCCTTCAATGGCTGACCTTTTTGGTGAGGAGGTCCGAGTTTTCCATGAGCCTCTTCCGAGCATGAGCGCCGACAGGAAGCGCACATTGAAGAACGAGCGCTTGATCGCCGGGGGCATACACCCGACCCGCCAGCCGCTCCGCGCTGGAAACGAGACATGCGGGACATGCGCGCATCTCCGCGAGAAGCGTCTCGGCAAAACGTATTTCAAGTGCGCGAAGGCCCCGAACACCGGCGGCCCGGCTACGGATATTCGCAAAAGATGGCCCGCATGCGTTCTATGGGAGAAGACCCCGACGCCCGCGCCGGAGGAGAACAATGGCTGACAACGATAACTCGATGCTAGCGCCGCCGGAGGACTTAATTGTCCGCAAGTGTTGGGTTCCCGATTGCCGGAGCTTGGCGGCGTTCCGAGACGGCAAGGGATGGTGGTGGTGCATGACCCACCAAGACCATCAAGGGGATTGGGGCGTGGCCCAGGTCGCCAGCTACGACGAAGCCCACAAAAACGCGAAGAAGGCCATGGAAGCCGAGCGCCAGGCCCGCCAGGATGCGGAGCGTGAGAGGGACAAGTGGAAATGGGAGTACGAGAACGTCTGTAAGTTCGCTACGCAATATGAGGCCGAACTGGACAAGGCCAGGGGGCTACTCCAAAAGGTGAAGGACCGGGCGCATATCTTGGACCCGTTTACGCTCCAAGAAATCGACGCCGCCCTCCACCCCCAACCGGGCGCGGCGGGGGCCGCCCCTCCGTCGAACGCGGATGTGGCATGGTCCTGCAAATGTGGGGGCCAGTTTCCCGAGGTCGAGGTCTGCGAGGAGTGCGGGGCAAAGAGGCAGGCCAAGGACTCAGCGCAGGAGGGCGCGTCGTGAGGCCCTTCCGACGAGGAATTCTTATGGCGCGGGCAGTAATTGGCCTAATCGCGGCAATTTTCTGGATGGTCTTTGCTATGGCGTTGAGCTATCGCATCCTGTTCAAGCCGGATACTCTTGTCCACGTTACGACAGGGAGAGTCACCCATGACTGACGCCGCGCCGCGTGGAATTATGATCGAAAAGGTGAAGACGCCGATGGGTTTTGGTCTAGCGTTCTCCGTTCCAGGAATTGGGCGGTTCGTCTTGGTCGAGGACAAGTTCCCTCGGATGAACTTGACGGACGCAGAGTGGAGGGTGAAGGTCGATATGCTGAGAACAATTTTGGAGATCCAATGACTGACGACGCGCGCGTGAGGGAGATCAGTACCATGAACGAGCAACTGAAAGCGATCCGTGAACTGGTGGAGCAAACGACGCCCGGGGAATGGGAGTGGGCGAATTTCCGCAACGAGGATGGGACGCCGATTAAATCCAAGGATGAGATCAAGGCGCTTCTCTGCAAGTCTGTCGATAAAAGCGTGGGCGAGGGCCTGCATCTTGCGGGCGTCACCGCCAAGGATGAGAATGGCGATCTTGTCATCTGCTACACGGGCAACGGCCCAAGGTCGCACAAAAACGCCAACTTCATCGCCGTCGCGCACCAAGCCATCCCCTATCTCTTCGCCCTGCTCGACGCCAAGGATCGGGAGATCGCGGCGCTCAATGATCGTAACGCCGTCCTGGAGCAGAAACTGGAGGACCGCGAAGTTGTGGATAGCCTTACATCCCCCGCGCCCGTCTGCCGCCATTGCGGGGAGCCGAAAGAAGCCCACGTAGGCGATACGCTGGCCTGCGTGTCAAAAATGCCGACGAATTGGGAGCCCGCGCCACTGGATTGGGAGGTTCGGCGGCAAGCGTTGGAGGAGGCGGCGAAGATCGTGGACGCTTACGCAGAGCAAGAGCAGGGCGCAGAGGTGCCATTTGAGCAGATCATTGTTGCACAGAAAATCGCCCGTAAGATCAGAGCCCTCGCCCGTCGGAGTGGGAGGGGGGCGGAGTGAAGAAATCTTTGAAGCCTGGTCTATTCAGCGGATTTGGTTTTGTTTCGGTTTGTCTCGCTGCCGCAGAGGGGCGATTGGGCATGACCGACTACGCTGCCTATCTCGCAGCTACAAGACCACATATTCGAAGAAAGCCCCGCGCCCGCCGTCGAGGGGGGAAGGAGGGCAGATAGATGAGTGAATTGAGCTATGGCTCACTCCGTAAGGAATGTCCAATTTGTTCGCGTCCCTTCGTTTCAAGAGGCAGGTACGAAGAACACGTCAACGCCTGTATCGGCGAGGAGCAGAAGCGCCTTGACGACGAGTGGGCCAAGAAGAGCAAGCCCGCCGCGACGGGGGAGGAGTAGGACGATGGAAGAACACATTTGCGAGACAAAGATGGGCGCCGTCTCTTTCTGCGCGTCCTGTCTACAGATCAATCTCGCCGCCTCGGAAGCGCAACGGGTGAGGCTGGTGGAGGCGGTGAAATTCTACGCAGATAGGAAAAACTGGATGATCGTTTATCAGGAGGGCTACGGGACTTTCAAAAGCAATGTGGATATTGACGACGGTGAACAGGCTCGCAAAGCCCTCGGTGAAGGGGTGGGGGAGTAGGTGAGCCTGTTTAGCCACGAAGAAATTTGCGATGGATGCATCCGCGCCCGCTGGATAGACGGCAAAGAGTTTTGGAACGGAGAGCGTCGATTCAAGGAGTGTTCTGGGGGCTACGAGCAGACCGTGAATCACGCAACCGGGAGATGTCCACACAAAGCCCCCGCCCCGGAGGTTGACCGTGGGTAAGTGGGACAAACCATGCCATGACGGGATGCGGCATTCTTCGACAGTAAGCGACGTTGTGCTTGATGATAGGAATAAAGTCGTTCGGTTCAAATGTCCGCGATGCGGGCAGGTGGTCAGCGCAATAAAGACTCCACCACCGGCCGCCCAGGGAGGGACGGTGAGCCATCGTTTAATAAGAAATCCCCTATTAAAGGGAACCGCGGTAACTTTTAGTATGGCCCTCTCTCTGCTCCTGGCGGGGTGTACAGACAGAGCCTATTGGGACGGCACGAATCGCCTTCTGGGTGCTCGTCTGAAAGAGGCTTGGCGAAAGCGTGGATATGCTCAAGGCTACGCCCAAGGCTATAGGGACGCTATCATCTATGCCATCGACCATTTGAGTAAGGAGCCCGCCCGATGAAGTTGACGACGGTAATTCGCATAACGTTGAGCGGGTTTCTGGTCTACGGCGTGTACACCGAGACGGGGGTATGGACCGCCCTTTCAAACGCGCTCGGCATCCTGGCGATCGAGGCAATAAATATTCAGCTCAAGAACTTAAGAGGGCTCCCATGAGCGATAGGCTCCGCTTCACCATCGCCCTGATCTCGCTCATCGTTAGCCTAGGCGCTCTATGGGATGGCACGGTCAATCGATGGGAGACTCAGTACATCGTCGGGACTATCGAAATGAATTACCTACGAGCAAACCGTGCCCACTAAGCGCAAGCCCCGCGAAGTGCCCTACTGTTTATTCTGCGGAGTGCGCCAAGATAAGACTCTCTATTCCCGATGCGCTCCAGACGCCGAGAGGCTTGGAATAGAGCTCGTGAATCTCGAAGGGATCGAAATGTTCCATCACTGGGTATTGTCGAAGATAACACTATGGCAAAGAAAAAAGTAACGCCCCGCGTGGACTGGGATAGGGTGTGGAGGAACTACGAAGCGTGGAGAATTCCGCATATGCTGTCCTGCGAGTCCATCCTCTGCGCCATGAAAGAGCACGGGAAGAAAAAGATTCAACAACTCGTCGAGCGGGAGGTGGCGAGAAAATGATTAAGCGCAATCCCAACAAACCCCGCGTCGATTGGGACAGCGTATGGAAGAAATTTAATCCATGGGCTGAGAGACATACGAGAGAGTGCGTCAATCTACAGTGCTGGGAGATTCATCAAATGGTCAAGCTCCAACAACTCGTCGAAAGGGAGGTGGCACGTGGACGCTGAAGAGATCATTCGAAAGGGCGCCGTGGCATTCATGGTCGGCAAGTGGCCCAAAGTCGTGCAGGACTTCCAAGTCCAAGGCGACCTATTGCCAGTGGACACCGTAGTCATGATAGCGATTGTCCCGGTTAAACAGGAGGCAGAGTCTAGGATATGAAACCTGGCCGGGAACTGGACGCGCTGGTCGCGGAGAAGGTGTTGGGCTGCCATCTGGAACGGTATCAAGACGCTCTCAGACCGCGAGAGAATATCACATGCGGATGCCGACCGAGAAAACATGGGGACATGCTCAACTTGTGGCCCTACTCCACCAACATCGAGGCCGCATGGCTGGTTGTGGAGGAAATGCACGGGCGTGGACTGACTGTGCAAATTATCGCAGGCGAACAATTCTTCCATTGCGATATCGCCCCACATCCAGCAGAGAGTGGCGTGATCGCGTCAGAATCCGCAGACACCGCACCCCATGCCATCTGCCTCGCCGCGCTCAAGGCCGTTGGGCATGAGGTCAAGATATAACCGGGAAGGCCTCAGGATTGCGATTCTAGGCGGGGTTCGGCAACAAGGAGGGTGGATGGGCCATAGCCGTGCTCGACTGATGTATGCGGCAATTTTGAAGCGGGGGAAGATGCGGGCGAAGGACATTGTGAAACGGTTGAAGCTGGAATTCCCCGAGATATCGATCCAGACGGTCTACGATGCGAGGCGCAAGCCTCCTACTGCTGAAGAGAAGCCGCCAACCGAATAAGACTTTCTAGGTGCTGAGTCCGATAAACCTTGCTTCGCTTCTGGACGGAGAGAACCCAAACTTGTTTCGTGGCGTCTTTGATCGTATAGATAACGCGGTATTGGCTGTACCCGAATTTCCAAAGCAAGCTGGTGGTTCCTTTGAGCGGTTCGCCAATGGTTGTCGGCGCCAAGGACAGACGATGTTCCGTATTTTTCACGATGCCTCTAGCCAAATTTAAAGGCAGGATAGCTAAGTCATCTTCTGTCTTGGGATGCCAATTTACGCTATATTCTAGCGTCATTTCTTTTTCCGTTTTCTGGAATTGAGCCGTTCCAAAAGCTGGTCAGATGTAAAAGACTCGTCCAAATTGAACGTCTTAAGGCGTTCGTTGGCGATCTCAGCCAATGCCATGTCTTCCATGAGGCGCAAGGCAACTTCTACAAAGTCCGTTACCAATTCGGCTTTTGACGCCCTTCTCTGTCTGGAGATCGTTTCCAGGATTTCGTTAATCTCGGGCTTGAGAGAGATCATGACTCGCGGCAAGGTTGTCGGCATTGTCCCCTCCATTTCTTTCTTGTCCATAGTGTAGCACTAGTGCAACACCAAGTCAAGGGGAAATTTCCAGATTTTTATCCTTGTTAAAACGGTTGAATAGCGAGTAGACTAATAGCGAGATTGAGCGCCCGGTCATGATTGCCGGAGGCACGCGCTATTGTATTACAGTCGGTCAGCTCAATCTCAAGAGTCCGACGAAGCCTAGGCCCTAAGCGGGTCTAGGCCTTTTTTCATTTCGGTCAGGGCTGGGGAAGTGACCCCGTAAGTCCGCGCCGAAGGGGCCAACAGGCCTCCCGATGCCTGGTCAGCGCCAGGCATGGATTTATGGCGTTCAGTCCGTTTCGAAG